ATTTGAAATACAATTAAAAAATTATAGAAACAATTTGCATAAATTAAAAATGGAAATTGAAAAGGATATTGAATATACTAATAATAAAATTATAGAAGAAAATAGAACAGACATAGAAAGTAAGATACAAAAAATCAGAAAAGAGAAAGAAAAAGAACTACAAAAGCAAATTGAAGAAGATACAAAAAGATTGGAAGCATTGAAGGAAGAAATAAAAATTCAGATGCAAATAGAAGAAGAAAAATTAAAATCAATAAAAAAATTAAAAAAATTAATTTAAATGAAACACATAGTAGTATCTGGATGTTCATTCACCAATAATTTTAGAATTAATGTTGGTGATGAAAGAAGATGGGAAAACGACCCAGTTGAAGATTGGACTTGGGCAAATTGGTTACAAGAATATCTAAAAGATACTCATACTTTGCATAATTATGGTGCAATAACACATGATAATAAAAGTATTGTTCGTTCTATAATATATAAAGTAAATGATTTATTGAAAAGTGGTGTATCTCCGGATGATATAATTGTTATTGCACAATTTACAACATTAATAAGAAATTCTTTTTTTATTACACCTGAAAAATATCATCCAATAAATCCAAAAATTAGATACGAAAGAAACAACGAAAGCTGGGCTCACACTACCGATTATTTAATTACGGGTAAAGATAAGACTTCACCATATGAACATGGATACTTTCACCTAACCGGTGGATATAATCCAACAAACAATCCAATCAATGTAGACCCAGTAGTATTTCAATGGTTAGATGGTGTAATGACTTATACAGAGAGATACTTTGAATGGTTTGAATATATTACAATGCTTTTAAATTTTTTAGAAGTAAATGGTATAACTAAAATTAAGTTCTTCAATATGAGTAATAATTTTAGTAAAAAATATTTGAGTGAAGGAAAAACACCACCATATTATCATACCTCAAAAGAAAAATCAATATACGAATGTATTATAGAAAATAAAGATATTTGTGATACGTGGGAACAAAAAGAATTAGAATTTGATAATTCGTATGTTAAATCATATGCAGACCAAATTGATTTTAAAAAATATTTTTGGTATTTTGAAGAAAATTCATTACATTTGTTTGGTGGTTTAATTGAATGGAGTATTAGAAATTTTGACTATAATATGCAAGGTGATTTACCAAAAGTATTATGGAGAGAAATGAATGGTATGAATTTAGATGAACAAAAGAAATATTTAGAAAGAAGTTGGTATGGTCACACATCATCCATATTAACCAAAAAATTTGTTGAAGATGTGGTATTTAATTGGGATATTTTAAAATAAATTATATGAAAAAAACAGACAAAATTTTAGTTACAGGTGCAAGTGGATTTATCGGTTCACATTTATTAAGATTACTATACGAAAAAGGATATAGAAATTTACGTTCAACATCATTTAGTAGAGATTTAAGAAACGATTTTGAAGGAACATCGGAAGTAGAACATATTAAAGGTGATTTACAAACCGCAGAGTTTTGTGAATTAATTAGTAAAGATGTAGACGTTGTATTTCATTGTGCAGCTAATACATCAAATGCATTGGATACCAAATTTAATCCACTATTACACGTTACTCCAAATGTGGAAATGAATGTAAACTTAATGGAACAAAGTTGGAAAAACAAAGTTAGAAAGTTTTTATTCATATCATCTAATACAACTTATCCTGATATGGGAAGTGAGTTTTGTACCGAAGATATTAATGTTCATGCTACCCCAATGTTACCAGTTTATAAAGCAGTTGGTGGCATGAAGAGATATGGTGAAATGTTATGTGATTTTTTCTCTAATCAAATTCACAATCCAATGCAGTGTTTAATTGTTAGACCTTCAAACGCATTCGGCCCTAATGATAAATTTGATTTTGAAAAATGTCATGTTACCCCTGCAAATATTCGTAAAGTAGCAGATGGTTTAAATCCAATCCCAGTTTGGGGTGATGGTACGGAAGTAAGAGATTTACTACACGTTGAAGATATGGCTGATGGGTTTATATTTGTAGCAGAAAATAATGATACATATGACATCTTTAATGTGTGTTATGGTGAAGGGTTTACAGTAAACGAAACACTTGCAACGATTAAAGAATTGGATAACAATACAAATCCAATCGAATATGTGAATAATAAAGCACCAATGATTCCTATTAGATTATTATCTTCTAAAAAGATTAATGATTTAGGATGGAAACCAAAGAGAAATTTAAAAGAAGCTCTTAAAGAAACAATTGAGTGGTATAAAGCAAATAAACATTTATATAATCCAAATTCAAGACCATAATGAGTACACCACAAATGTCACCATATAAAGATGAACTAACTAAAGCAATGACATTTCTTGCTGAAAAAGAAGATACAATCTTTATTGGCCAACAAATAGTTTATGCGGGAAATCCAATGAGTACAACTTTAACAAATGTACCAAAGGAAAAAATGATTGAAGTTCCTGTTATGGAAGAAACACAAATGGGAATGAGTTTGGGATTGGCAATGATGGGTAAGAGTGTAATTTCATTTTACCCAAGATGGGACTTTTTAGTCTCAGCTGCAAATCAATTAATTAATCATTTGGATAAATTTGAACATATGACTGATAAAAAAGTCAATGTGATTATAAGAGTTGGTGTTGGTAGTAGAGACCCATTAGACCCAGGAATTCAACATAGAAACGACTATACTAAAGAATTCAAATCTATATTACAATTTACAAAAGTGTGGGAATTAAAAAAATCAGAAGATATTTATGATGTATACACCAATGCATATAATGAAGGTGGTGTTCATATTATAGTTGAATGGCCTGAATTGTATTATAAAAATTAATTATTATGAAAAAATTACCAATCATTTCTATTTTTGTAAAATGGTACGAAAATTATAGAATGAAAAAAAAACTCAAAAAAAAGTTAGAAGAACTTAAAAAAAGAGACCCGTTTATATATAAAAATTTTTAAATGAGAAAAGTAATATTTGGATATGATGTAATGACATATAATGGTGAACAACCCAATTGCATGAATCCAAAATTTTTAAGTACAATACATCAAGCTTCTGATTTCTTTTTTTCCGATTCATTGGAATATTTTGCAAAAAGATGGAATAATAGTTGGGTATTATATAATAGTAATATGTATAATAACTTTGTTCATAAAAAATCAATTTATGAAATAAAGGAAGATAGAAAGAATAATATAAATTATGAATGGTTTTATCCGATAGAACCATTTGCAAGTTTAGAAAATTTTTTTGGAAATGATAATTTTTATAATGAATTTTCTTTAGAAAATATTTCAAAAGTTGCATTAGATGAGATAGTTAGTGGAAATGGAAAATTACTTATTAATTATGTTATAGATGGTGGTACTGCATTTAGAGTTGAAAATTTTGAAAAACTAATAAAATTTACAAGAGAAAATAATATAGATGACGAAAAAGTTTATTTTGTATTTGCAGATTTTAAGTTAAAAGAAAATTTAGAAAAATTAGGAGCAAATTATAAAGTAATTGATTATAGTTATAATATGATTGGTAAAGCTCAAGAATTTTATAATACAATAAATAATCCAAATTTTTCATATTGGGGTGAAGATTCATATGAACCACAATTTGGTATAGTGAAGCAAAAACCAACATCGATAGTAACATCCGAAGAATTTCTACAAAGTATTGGAAACGAAAGAAAAGATTTTTTATTACTAAATAGACATTGGAAATTACATAGATTACTTTTATTAAGTCAATTAAAGAAATTAGGATTTGAAAATAGTTTAGTTTCATGGGACAATAAATTTTCATATCAATTAAATAAAAATGAATTTTTAATGTATGATAATGATGAGGAGTTTTTGAAATTAATTACAGAAACTTCTTCATTATTAGACATAGAAGATTTAACAAAAATTGCAGGATTTGGATTTGAAAATAAAGACATATATTTAAACACATATGTCAGTATAGTTACCGAATCCGTTTTCTTTCAAGAAGATGTAAATTTTCCAAGCGGATATTTGTCAGAAAAAATATGGAAACCAGTTGGACATTGTCAACCATTTATATTGGCAGGCCCTTCAAAATCATTAAAACATATTAGAGAAAGATTTGGATATAAAACCTTTCATCCATATATTGACGAAAGTTATGATATGGAATTGGATGATATGAAACGATTAGAAATGATTAAAATTGAAATTGAAAAATTTTCAAAAAAATCTAAAGAAGAAAAAGACCAATTTTTAAATGATGTTAAAGATATATGTATATATAATCAAAATTTGTTTTTAGAATACGCCGTAAATAGTTGGAATAATGATTTTACGAATAAAGAAATGACAATAATCCTAAATTTCCTCTCAGATAGTAAAAAGAGTTTAATTTAAGATATTTATACATATGAATTTAAACGAAGTAAATAAACCAATTATAGAAGGTGAAGTTGTTGTATACGCTGGTAGATTTCAACCATTCCATAGAGGACACCACGATGCATATCAAAGATTAGTAGATAAATTTGGTTCTGCAAATGTTTATATTGCAACATCAAACGATACATCATCCGATAAGTCTCCTTTTTCATTTAAAGAAAAGAAAGAAATTGCAACCAAAATGTTTGGAGTTCCTTCTTCTAAATTTGTAAAAGTAAACAATCCATATAGACCTGTTGAAATATTAAAACAATATGATGGCCAAACTATTGCATATATTGCTGCAGTAGGTGAAAAGGATGCATCGAGATTACAAGGTAAATATTTCAAACCATATAGAGGTAAAGCCGGATATGGTTATGATGAAATTGGTTATACATATCCAATCCCTGCAGAAGCAAATCCAATTAGTGGTACCGATGTAAGAAATGGACTGGGAAGTAATGATAAAGAAAAAGCTAAAAAGTTCTTTCTTAAAGCATATCCAAAATTCGATAAAGATATTTTCAAAATGATAACAACCAAATTAAATGAAGGATTTCCAGGAGGAATAGGAGTTGGATTGAATTTACCTGGAGGATACATAAATGGTGCACCAAGCGGTTCGGTAACGGAATTGGTTAGTGCATATGAATTAAACCCATATGACCCAATTGCAGAATTGTTAAATCAAGTAGTTACGGAAGAATTATTTCAAGAATTTACTAAACAATATTTTGCAGAAGAATCTAATGCAAAAAAGATGGGGTTGGTACATTTGGGTGGTGGATATTATGCAAAAAGCAAAGACCAACCAGCAACTCATAAATCGGATGGTGATGATATAAGAGCATTGACACCCGCAGAAGCGGAAGCAGAAAAACAAAAAAAGATGGCAAAGGGCCCATCGGATGCACCTGTAAATGAACCCAAACCATCTCAACCTGGTCAACCAGTTAATAAAGGAGCAACCACACAGGGTAAAATAGATACTGCAAAAGGAAAATCTACACAAAATAAATCCGGAGAGGAAACACAACAAATACCACCGGAACAAAAATTGAGCGGAACAGAATTAAAATCATCTGCAGAAATGTCCCCTGAAGATAAAAAAATTGCACAAACTAAAGAGGCATTAGACAAAGCTAGAAAAGAAATGTCTCCGGAAGATAATGATATCATAGATTCCCATAATAATCCTCAATCACCCGAAAGAAAGGGTATGATTGACAATGTAGTTAATGGTGTTAAAAACTTCGGCAAAGGTTTAAAAAATTGGTTCGTACATAAAAAAGAAATGGTTGGAGGAACTATGGATGGTTTGACATCAATTGCAACTACTGGTAAAATTGGTAGTGTAAAAGATAAAGATGGAAAACGTAGACATTGGAGTGAATTTGCAGAAGTTGGTCGTGGTGGTAATCCAGAATACGAATATGTTGAAACCGATGAAGTAGATTCACATGGTAAACCAACTGGTAATAAGGTGGGAGAACATAGACCAAAAGTATCACAATACGCATCAGATGAAGAAAAACAATTGTTTGAAGCTTCTTGGAAAGAAAGCAAAAAACAAAAAAAAGATATGACCCATTTTGCAATTGATATGGGATTAATATTGGGTTCTATGGCATTGGGTGGTGCAGGTGTTGGAGCAATTAAAGCGGCTGCAGCGGGGGCAGGTGCATCTAGTGTCGGAGCAGCCGCAGCAGCCGGTGGAGCCGGTGCGTTTACACACGGAGCAGCCGGATTCGGCGTTCATCTTGCTAAAGATATTGCAAAACATGCATCTCTTGAAGCAATGGGAATGGGTGCAGGACAAGCTGCAGGAGTTGGTGCAGGTTTATCAACTGCAACATTGGGTTTATTAGAGATTCTTAAAGAAGGAAATGAGCCAAATAATAATAGTAAATTTGCTTCTAAATTTATTGGAAAAGTAATCGAAAAGATGAAAACCTATAAATTATCAGACGAACAACTTCTCAAATCAATAGAAAGTTATAAAAAGAATAAACCAAAGAGTGATGCAGCGGATTTGATAAAAGAAAATATTTCCGAATCAAAACAACAATCAATTCAACACTTTGTAGAATTTGCAACCAAAAGATTAAAATTAAAAGAAAATCCAAAGATAAGTTTAGTAGCTGGTAAAGAATATGGTAATGTAAAATCTTCATTAGGTGGATTTGACCCAATTACAAAAGAAATATATGTAGCAACGGAAAATAGATTGACTGCGGATATTTTAAGAACTATTGCACATGAGATGGTTCATAGGAAACAAGATGAGATGGGATTGGTTAGAAACCCAATGAAAGATGGTGCAGATGGTTCTCCAATTGAAAACCAAGCACATGCTGTTGCGGGAATCTTAATGAGGGAGTATGGTAGAATCAACAAACAAATTTATAATGAAGATGTTAGTGTTGATGTTGATAAAGGTGATGAAGTTTTAATGGGTAAATTTAAAAACAAAAAAGTTACGATTAAAGACATTGGAAAAGACTCTTATGGGATGCCAACTATAAATGGTAAACAGGCAACTACATTTAGAAAAATAGATGAAATGGGTAATAAAGATGTCCATTTTATGAATATCATAAAATTATATAGAAATGCAACCTTTAGAAAAAGAATAAATGTATATCTTTTTGGTAGAGCAAATATGCCAGCAAATCCAAACGCAGTTGCAAGAGCACTTCGTAATATGGGGTATGATGAAATAACCCAAATGGAAAAGGAGTTAAATATTCAACCCAACTTAAATGAAAATTTATTATTAGAAGGTGGTGCATACGGACATATGTCTCATCCATTTGATGATATGGATTTGACTTTTGGTGATTTAAAAAATATAATTACAAAAGCACTTAATGGAGAACTGGGAGTAGTTAGAGAAAAAACAGATGGACAAGCTTTAGCAATAAGTTGGAAAAATGGTAGATTAATTGCGGCAAGAAACAAAGGACACTTACAAAATGCAGGAGCAAATGCATTGGGAATTGAAGGTGTTGCATCTAAATTTGCCGGAAGAGGTGGATTAACAGATGCATACAACTACGCAATGAAAGATTTATCAGCAGCAATATCATCTTTATCTCAAAAACAAAGAGAAAAGATTTTTGGAGAAGGTAAAAATTTTATGAATATTGAAGTAATATGGCCAACATCAGTAAATGTAATTCCATATGGTCAGGCTTTATTGGTTTTTCATAATTGTATTCAGTATAACGAAAGCGGTGTTGCAGTGGGGCAGGTGGATGGTGCTGAAAATATATTAGCAGGAATGATTAAACAAGTAAATGCAGATATTCAATCCAAATACACAATACAAGGCCCTCCGATTACAAGTATACCTAAAAATGATAATTTAAGTTCTAAGCAAGGTAAATATCTATCTAAGTTAAATAGATTACAGAGTGAATTTGGATTAAAAGATTCCGATAATGTTGCGGATTATCATCAAAGTTGGTGGGATTGGTGGATTACATCAAATAGTCCAATAAAAGTTGACAAACTTACAAAAGAATCATTGATTAGAAGATGGGCATTTGGAGATAAAACATTTAGATTAAATACTATTTCAAATCCGGACTTACAAAAATGGGCAATTACACAAGATAAAATAAATGTTATAAAGCAACAAAAAGACAATATTAGACCATTTGAAGAATTATTTTTGGGAGTAGGTGCAGATGTTTTAGAATTTGTAAGTTCAGTATTAACTATTCATCCTGATAAAGCAATTAGGTCTATGAAAGAAAAATTAAATTCAGTTGCATCACAAGTTAGAAATGGTGGAGACACATCTAAAATTCAAAAATTAAAACAAGAACTATCTAGATTAAATACGTTGGGTGGTATAGATAAAATAGTTGCAACCGAAGGATTGGTGTTTTTTTATAATGGAAAAACATATAAACTAACCGGTTCATTTGCACCCTTAAATCAAATATTGGGTATTTTTTATGAATAATTTTGATATATATAGTATAAACAATTGGTTATAAAAGTATAGAAATATGGCAAAAAGAAAAAGTTGGGATGAGAAAAGTAAAGGGATGCATAAATCTCGAAAATTAATTATAGACACTGTATTTGGTAGACAAGACAATACACAAAGAGTGTTTGGTTATGAAAAAGAGAGTGAACGAAAAAGAGAAGTTGGAGAAAAATGGGTAGATAGTGATGGACAAGAGTGGGAGCAATTTAAGGGATTCAAATCCAAAGTTACTCAAATGGATGATGTTAGAGAATATTTAAAAAAACTAACTACATGTAAAGATGACCAATGTGACACAAAAGAATATAGTTACGCAGATAAAAAAATAATCAGTAAAACCGGCTTGTGTGTAACTTGTTTGAGAAAAATGGAACAAAGATTACGAGATGATGGAACTTTTGCTTTTTATGAAGATTATAAAGTAACTAGAAATAAATTGGATTATGTTAGAGATTTAAAATCACAATTGGAAGAAGCTTTGAGAGGTGTTAAACAACAAATAGAAATGGTTACCGAAGATGGCAAAGTAGAAAAATGGACATGGGATGTAGATGTTGAAAAAGTAAAAAAAGATTTACAAAAAGATATTGATGGTGCATATAACGCCATTGAATTATTAATAGAAAGAAAAAGGTTATTAGAAGAAAAATTCGTTGAATTAAATCATCCAGAATTAGTTAAAAAATAAAAATTATGAAAAAATTATTAAATTTAAAAAACATTGCAATTGTTGCATTAATCATTTTTATATTATTAGAATGGTTTAATCCGGGTGGAGTTATGCCTGGTAAAAAAGTTTATATAGAAGGTAAGGCATATGAAGTTATTAAACACGATATCGATACTATTGATGTTGTAAAAACAAAAGTAATAACCAAAAAGGGTCAAGACATTTATCACGAAACGATAGTTGAAAAGCAAGTTGTAATCCCTACAATAGTAGATACACAGGCTTTACTAAAAGATTATTATTCAAAAGTATTATATAAAGATACATTGGTTTTACCCGATTCATTAGGAACCATTGCTCTTTTGGATACAATTACACAAAATAAAATATTGGGTAGAACTTTTAATGCAAATGTTAAACAAAGAACTATTAAAGAAACTATGATTGTTAAAGAATTACCAAAAACACAAGTATATTATGGTTTGACTGGTGGATTTAATAAGGCAGATGTGGTTTCAAATGTAGGTGCGGGATTGCTTATAAAAACAAAAAAAGACAAAATCTATAATTTAGGTGTTGGTGTTTCTAATAGAGTATCCGATGGAACCAATGGAACATTATCTCCATACATAGGTGGTGGTGTTTATTGGAAGATTAAATTCAAAAAATAATGGGAGTTCAAGGGCAACCTAAGAAAACCTTAAAAGAGATAATCGCTGAAGAATATCGCAAGTGTGCGTTAGACCCAATCTACTTTATGAAAAAGTATTGTGTCATTCAGCATCCGGTGAGAGGAAAAATACCCTTTCACCTTTATCCTTTTCAGGAAGATTGTTTAACGGATTTTAAAGAAAATCGTTTTAACATCATTCTTAAATCTCGTCAATTGGGTCTATCGACCTTATCTGCAGGATTTATTTTATGGAAGATGATATTCAATCAGGACTTTAATGCGTTGGTAATCGCAACGAAAGTGACCGTAGCAAAGAATCTGGTAGAGAAGGTAAGAGTAATGCACGACTTACTTCCTATTTGGTTAAGAGATGGTGGAACTGCAGCTGCAGAAGATAATAAACTTTCCCTTAAATTGAAGAATGGTTCGCAAGTAAAAGCAATTGCAAGTTCTCCCGACGCTGGTCGTTCGGAAGCCTTATCATTGTTAGTTGTGGATGAGGCCGCATTCATTAGAGATATCGATGAAATTTGGTTATCGGCACAATCTACATTATCAACGGGTGGTGCTGCAATCGTATTATCTACACCAAATGGTATCGGTAACTGGTTTCATAAAATGTGGGTAGATGGTGAGAGTGGGCAGAATGGATTTAATTGTATCAATCTACATTGGACGGTTCACCCAGAAAGAAACCAGGCCTGGAGAGATGAACAAACAAGAATTTTAGGAGTTAAAGGTGCAGCACAAGAATGTGATTGTGACTTCGTTGGTTCAGGTGATACTGTATTTGAACCCGCACTATTGACTTGGTATAAAGATACATATGTAATGGAACCCGTTCAAAAAAGAGGATTTGATAACAATCTTTGGGTATGGGAACATCCAAATTATAATAGAGCATATATGGTTTGTGCGGACGTTGCACGTGGAGACGGAGCCGACTATTCTACTGCACAAGTGATAGACATCGAAGATAGTTCACAAGTTGCGGAATATAGAGGTAAAATTGACACAAAAGATTTTGGAAACTTCTTAACTGCATTGGCAACGGAATATAATAATGCACTTTTAGTAGTGGAGAACTCAAATGTGGGTTGGGCATGTATTCAACAAATCATTAATAGAGGATATCAAAATCTATTTTATATGAGTAATGATTTGAAATATATTGATACCGAAAGACAAATGTCTAACAAATATTATAGAGACGAAAAACAAATGGTTGCGGGATTTTCAACAACCAGTAAAACTCGCCCCCTAATCATTTCAGCATTAGATACATATATAAATGACAAAGATATTCTAATTCGTTCAAGTAGATTAATAGATGAGATGTTTACATTTATTTGGCAGAGTGGTAGAGCAGAAGCAATGAAGGGATATAATGATGACCTTATTATGGCATTGGGCATTGGACTTTGGGTTCGTAATACTGCGTTGAGGTTAAAGCAAGAAGGAATAGATTTGACAAAAAGTATGCTAAACTCAGCACAGATAAATAAGTATGAGGGAATTATCTCAACTGGTCATTTATCCAAAAACCCATATGAGATGGATTTAGGTAGAGGTCAAACTGAAAACTTAACTTGGTTACTTAAATAATTTTTTTATATTTATATGTTGAAACTCTTATAGATGAACGAAGATTTAAATAAATGGTTTAAAGAAAAATGGGTAAACATTGGCAAAAAGGTCGATGGTAAACACCCACCATGTGGAACTTCGGGAGAAAAAAAAGGTTATGCAAAATGTGTTCCTGCTGCAAAAGCTGCCGGAATGAGTAAAAAAGAAAAAGAGAGTGCAACTCGTAGAAAGAGAGCTGCACAAAATGATGCTGGTAGGGGTGGTAAAAGTAGTAGTGGACAAGGTAAAACACCGATATATGTTTCTACTAAACCAAAAAACGAAGAGTGGAGTGAAAAATATAAAAATAGTATAGATTGTAATAATCCAAAAGGTTTCTCTCAAAAAGCACATTGTCAAGGAAAGAAAAAAAATGAAACTATGAAGATAGAAGAAAAACTAAATTTATTTTTAGAAAAGAATTGTCCGACAGACCCGGGTAAGTGGGCGGCATCAAAAGCAGCTGCAAAAAGAAAATTTGATGTTTATCCATCAGCTTATGCAAATGGATGGGCAGCAAAAAATTATAAAGGAAAGGGTGGTGGTTGGAAAACTTGCAATGAAAGTTTAGGAGAACTAAATGCATTACACGAATGTTGGGATGGATATAAAGAAGTTGGTGGTAAAATGAAAAATGGTAAGATGGTACCAAATTGTGTTCCTATAAATGAAGATATTGATAGTGATGATGACATAAATTATGGGCTAGTTGAACCCGAAGAATATGATGTAGAAGATGAGGATATGGAAGATTTTATTTCTTTTATGAGAGCATACGCAAAAGATTTAAATGAAGTAACTTGTCCTTGTATGCATGAAGCAGAATATCAAGGAAGAGATGTTAAGTTAGGTAAACCAATGGCCGGTGATGTTAAGAAATTCAAAGTATATGTAAAAAATCCATCTGGTAATGTTGTAAAAGTAAACTTTGGCCAAAAGGGAGTAAAAATTAAAAAAAATAATCCTGGTAGAAGAAGAAATTTTAGAGCAAGACATAACTGTGATAATCCAGGACCAAGACATAAGGCAAGATATTGGAGTTGTAGAAAGTGGTAAAATTTGGAAAAACCAAATATTTTCCTTATATTTAGAAAAATAGAATTATACAAAAATGGCAGATAAATCAGTATTTAGTAGGTTACAAAAATTATTTTCAACTAATACCATTGTTCGTAAAACAGAGAGTGGTGTTAAAGTTATTGATACAGATGAGTATCAAAATATGACAACAAATTTAGTTGATAGATTTTTAAAGTTAAAAGTAACAAACTACGGAACTGGTCAATTGGAATCATCGATGGCATATCAACAAGTTAGAATTGACTTGTTTAGAGACTACGATTCAATGGATACTGACCCCATATTATCATCGGCATTGGATGTATATGCAGACGAATGTACTGCCAGAAATGAACAAGGAAATGTTTTAAAAATTCATCATCCGGATGACAATGTAAAACAAATATTAGAAAATTTGTTCTATGATATAATGAACATTGAATTTAACTTATGGCCTTGGACAAGAAATTTAGTAAAATATGGTGATTTCTTTTTACAATTGGAAATGGCAGAAAAAATTGGTATTGTTAATGTGATGGCACTGTCTACATATGAAGTTAACAGAGTAGAGGGATTTGACCCAGAAAACCCACAAAGAGTTAAGTTTATATACGCACCATATCAAAACCCATTAGGTGGATATGGTCAGAGTCCAAAAAAAGAATTTGAAAACTATGAAATGGCGCATTTTCGTTTAAATTCGGATTCAAACTTTTTACCATATGGTAAATCTATGATTGAAGGTGCGAGACGAGTTTGGAAACAATTAATGTTGATGGAGGATGCTATGTTGATTCATAGAGTAATGAGAGCTCCTGAAAAAAGAATATTTAAAATTGATGTAGGCAATATTCCACCAAATGAGGTAGACAATTACATGCAGAAAATTATCAACGCATCGAAAAAAGTTCCTTTCGTTGATGAGAGAACCGGTGAATATAATTTAAAGTATAATGTACAAAATTTAATTGAAGATTACTATATGCCTGTACGTGGTAATGATAATGGTACTTCAATTGATACCTTAAAGGGATTGGAATATAATATGATTGATGATATTAACTACTTAAAGGGTAAATTGATGTCAGCTTTAAAAATTCCAAAAGCATATTTAGGATATGAAGAAGAAACGAATGGTAAAGCAACTCTTGCTTCAATGGATGTTAGATTTGCAAAAACAATTGAAAGAATTCAAAGAGTTTTAATTTCGGAATTAACTAAAATTGCAATTGTTCATTTATACGCACAAGGTATAGATGATGATAATTTAACTAATTTTACAATAGAATTGACCATTCCATCTAAAATATATGAGCAAGAGCAAGTTGAATTGTATACTTCAAAAGTAGCATTGATTCAACAAATGCAACAAACAAAAATGTTTTCTAAAGAATGGATGTATGAGACGGTAATGAAAATGGCGAAAGATGAGCAAGATGAATTAACACTTGCAGTATTAGATGATACAAAACAACAATTCCGTTTAACATCAATTGAAACACAAGGTGTTGACCCTGCAAAAGAAACCGGAACAGACGGCCCCACAAATGTAGAAGAAGAATTAAATAGATTAAAAACGGAATTGGAAGAAGATGGCAATGTAGGTAGACCAAAAGACCCTGTTAGATATGGTAAAGATGACCACCCAGAGGGTAGAGACCCATTGGGTATTAAAACTTTAAAGGCAAAAGAAGGTTCGGTAAAATATAAACCAAGAAAAAATTCATATTTAGAAATATTTAAAGATATGAATGGTAATAAAAAGACTATTTTAACCGAAGATTTAACAAAAGAGTAATAAAGTAATATAAAAACATATTTATATCTGACAAATTAGACAAATTGATGAAAAAAATAAAACATTCGAAGTTTAAAAATACTGGATTTATATTTGAA